GGTTGTCCATTCATCTCCCCATGTGTCGCCACGATGCTCAACCGAGAACACCTGATACTCTCCGTCTTGGTCGAACTGCGCCGTCTGCGGGAGCTGGTCGCTTTTCTGCTGCCCTGTTCCGGGGTCGATCTGCACCGCTTGCCGTTGAATGATCTCGTTGTCAATCTTAATCATGGAGCGCAGCTTTACCCGCGCATCAAGGAGCATCTTGATCTGGATGCCTTGATCGGTATAGATGGGTGTACCGACAAGCCCTGTGTTTGGCGTGAGCACCAGCACGCGATCCTCTGGGATTTCCTGCTCGACGGTCTCCACTGTGAGCTTTCCGTCCTCGCCCTCCCAGTAGCTCGCGTCGTTCCATGTGCACAGATCACGCAGGTATTTCGCCGGCGTACCAAAGAGCACCTTGCCGCGCGGTAGTGTCTGCTCGGGCAGTTCCTTCGACACATCGCCGACCTCAATTTTCCTATCAGCCTGTCCTGCGACAATGTTTACTACATCGCGAGGTGTGCTTCCCGCTGCGATTGTACTGCGGACATGGTTCATGAATAGGCTCTGCATTCCCCTAAGTGCGACGATTTCGAGCCGATAATCCGTGCCATTCTCGCGGTTACGGAATACCTGCACGATGTCGCCCGTGAATACCTCGCCGTACTGCCCCTCCTCGTAGCCGCCGAAAACGGAGATCTGAAATCCCTCCTCGATGACCTCCTTTTCCGATGCAGCGCTCATGTTGTAGACGACAAGCGTGCCAATTTGCACGGCCGTCTCGGTCGTTGCCTTGGCCTGGAACTCACATTTGAGGAGCGATACATCCATCTCTGTGTCGTGCTCCGGATCGCGCTCATTGGTTGGATTCCCGTCTTCGCCTGTCTTATAGGCGGGCTTGTAGATGACGATCTTCCATTTCCGCCCGTAGAGGCGGCCCTTGCGCGTCGGAGTTTGCATAGCAGCACTCTCATTTATCTCCGGCATCGCTGTCACCCCAGATCACATACCAGTCCGATTCAAGAGTTACCATGCTCGGCCACTGCTCCTGCACACGACTGCGCGGAACAATCCATGCGCTTCCGACTCCCAGATAGCCGACCTGTTCGAGGATGTTTTGCCCCGGCACAAGTGGGAGCGCAGAATAAACAAGCAGATCATTTTTGTAGATGTCGACGAGCCAGTATCCTGCGATATCGTTGTAGGTCATGCGAAATTTTAGGAGGGTATTGCCGCCGTCAATCGGAACTTTCGCACTGAATTTGTGATTCGGTGTCCCTTGAAATGGAACGATCGAGAACACTTCTGAACCTCCTTATGTCAAAATACTACCGCCCGCATCCAATATGGCGCGGGCGGCGGTCTTATTTACATCATCCCCCGTTTGTACGGGAGTTTGTCCGGAAGAGGATTCTGCTGCCGACGCTGACGCTCTAGCGCTGACCGCCGTCTCTGCGACTGTCGCAAATATGATTTCTCGTAGGCGTATTGTGCATCTCAGAGCATGAAGCGTGTTAACGTCATCTGGTGCAGAAAGCTCCTCAATCAGCATATTATGATAGGTCTGCAGACGGGTCTCGACGGTGATTGGAGTGCGGGCCATCTGCATCGCGCGTAGACTTTTCCATGCATCAATAGAGCGCCCCTCTCCGGGTGTCGTCACCATACTTGGCATGCAAGGGAGCCCTGCAAAGTTGCTGTACATCGTCCCCATTGACTGGATAATATTGCCAATCACAGGCGGCGTCTGCATGTAGCTATCGGCCTTGGCATCCGACATCATGATCTCGATAGTAAGCTCCGCAGGCTCAATGATGGAGTGATCTGTCATCGTGACACCCGTCTGCACAGGGTAGTTGGTCGGACGAATGCGACTGATATGCTCGGTGCGCATGATGCCGTCAAAATACATGCCCCCGATCGGCCATTTCGGCGTGCGGAACAAGAATTGCTCCATATCTTTGTAGCCTGTGAGAAAGTTGATGATCTCATAATGCCCTGTCATTTTTCCGATCTCTGTGCTGATCTTCATCCAGTCTGGTTTTTGGTTCCCGGAAACGAGGTCAGAAAAATAGTTAAGGCCGTCGACAGACAGCCCCTTTTTGACACCCACGAAATCACCTCCTCAAATCATTACCGGAGCACCGGTCATTGCGCGGCTGCGCAGAATATGCGCCCCGCTTCTCTCGAGTGAGGACATGACCTCGCGCCCGACACTCCTGCCGATCTCCGCAGCACTTTGATTTGTCCCGTTGACCGTGACGCCGCCGACGTTGACCTGATAAACGACCCCGACGCTTCCAGCTCCTGTTGGAAGATACCCACTGTATCCGGACTGCATGCCACCGGCCATCAGTCCATTGTATAGGAGCGGGTCAACGCCAGCAGAAGTCTGTATGACCTGCCCTGCATGCCTGTGGGGTTTCTTCAGAGCAAAGAGTGCGCTTCCGTTCCCCGGTGCTGAAGTTTGTCCGCCTGCTGGTGTATCCTCCTCAAGGCCTCCCCAGTCATCAATGATTTTGTTCATACGCCCCATAACAGAATCCGCATATTCATTGATTGAGGGATACACGTTTCCGTTGTAGTACTGCGGGGCATTTTTTGCTGCCTCAGAATAGTCGACCGCACCGGGGCCTCCGTACCAAGCAATAGCGACGTCACGCCAGTTGCCGAATTGCTTGTAGTATTCCATGAACTTATGCCGAGCAACAATGTTTTGATTTTCTTGGGTCATCGGGGCATCGGCTCCAAGTCCAGCATTTTCTGCCCATGACGGCCAGTTCTCCGGCATAATTTGAAATGCACCGAGCGCGCCAGAATCCGAATTGACAGAATCATAATTTCCACCGGATTCCTGTCCACTGATCGCAAGCATGGCAGCATCTACGGCTTTTTTGCTTCCACCAAAATCCCCGCCTAAACCACTATGTGTATCACTGCCGCTAATGATTTTCCATGCACCCTTGAAGTCACCATTCTTGATCGCGAGAAGTGCCCGTCCAAACTTACCGACACGCGCAATCGCGGCATCGATCATTCTGCCGAGCTCCTCCCAGAATCTCTTGAATGGAGCGCTATCCCGCATCATCGTGAGAAGGTTGCGGAACACACCAACGGCCCCAGACACCACGCGCAGCAGTGCTGTAAATATGCTGAACACGGCACGGATAGCATCGCGGAAAGAGTAAACTTGATCCGTCTTTCCGAGCTCACCAAAGAGGCCACCAAAAGCGATATTGATGAGGTCAAGAATGACATTGAATGTGTCTGTAAGAACGCCCCAAAGCTCGCCAACTGCATCAATGAGCTCATGGTATTCTTTTGTCCGGCGCACCTCGTTGAGGAGGCGACCGAACCAGCGAATCAGACCTTTGACCGCACCCAGCACGGACATGAACATGCCCCAGAGCTTTTCGACGGATTTACTCAGCCCGTCAATCGCTCCATGCTTTTCCATGGATTCGTAGAGCAGTTTCGCTTGGTCAATCCATGCGTCCACACAGGTAGTCGCGAGATCCCAGAGTGCTCTTCCGATTTCTTTGATAACGTCGAGGAAATCATTCAGCGCGCTGGAACTCTCGACACGATCAAAGAATCCGAACACCGTCCCAGAGAACTCGTCCCACTTCTTCTTGGCGGTTTCGATGTGCTCGTTGAGCTTATCCCAGTATTCTCCGAACGCGGACTGCTTGCCCTCCATGTGACCGTAGTAATCATCGATAAGAAGGAGCAAGGATCCAACAAGGAGCATCATGCGCGTCAGCGGATTGGCTCTCATGACAAGGGTCAATCCTGCAATTGCAGCTGCCGCAATCTTGACGCCTTTGGGAAAGCTCTCCCACATACGCCAGAGCGCCTTTCCAACATCAACGATGAGGGTCAAGAAGTGTCGTCCAACGTTGATGATATAAACGAGCATTCGAGCGGCTTTCTCCGTCCAGACACTCATGTTCTTCACAAACATGTCATTGAAGCTATGGAACTTCTCGCGGGCTTCTGCGAGCGGACGATTCAGATACTTCATGAGATAGTATCCGACCCATGTCATCGCATAGCTGACCTCCTGCTTGAGCCGTGTGAACTCAAACATGAGATCGCGGAACCCTCGCATTGTTTCTGCGAAGTCTCCGCCGACCTTCATTTTTTGCCCATCTGCGGCGAGCTTATTGAATCGCTCCATCAGCTCCGGCGTCAGCATAATGTCCTGTATGGATTCGCCGAGGGCGTCCGTCGCTGCCTTCATCGTCCACGCGGCGTCCTTGCCGACCATCATCTGGCGGGACAGCTTCTGCATGGCGAGGTCTTGCGATGCTGAGGACTTCATCAATCCAAACACCGATGCTGTGACGCCTGCGATTGCTGTCCCAATCATCGCGGATGCCCGGGCAAAGTTCGCAGCCATGTGCCCGGTCGACGTTTCGACCGTACGGTCAAGGCTCTTGATGGTCGCCTCCGCCTGTCCGAAGCCCGGCTTATCAATCTTGGCGCCAAGCCCGACCAGATATTCCTGTATTACATCGCCGATCATGTGTTCACCTCCCTCTGACTTTCTGCATAATCCTCCGCCCGACGACGGTTCTCTTCCTCGACGAGCATAATCTCGTGCATGTCGAGAAGATCATCGAAGGTATATGTCCCGTCCCACAGTTCGTGCTGCTGCCATTTTCCTGCGATGACGGGCGCATACACCCATGCGTTTACGTTGCGGTATTCGCAAAGCTCAAATCTTGGAGACCGGCTTTCAATTCCTTCAAGCCGTCTCCGCCGAAAAAACCAGCGATGTTGAACACGAGCGCATGGATCGTCAGCATAATGACGAGCATTGCGTTGTCCTCAATGTCCGAGACCCCCCATGTGCCGTTCTCGTTAAAGATCGGTGCAGTGCGTGCAGGCAACACCTCACCGACAACGGAGAGCACATCCCGCTGGAAAGCGATAAACTCGCCCTTGCTCATGAGTGCTCGGTTCGGTGTCGGCAGCGTGTCAACATCCTGCCCCTCTGCGCGGAGTGTATTCATCACCTTTGCTTCCATCCCCATGGGGAGCATCTTCTCCATGAGTGTAAAGGCGATGTAGCTGCCTGTAAAAGCATCAAAGGAGCGGATTTCAAATTTCCGCCCCTGAATCTCAACAATCTTTCTAGTTTCACGTTTCATCGTCTACCTCCGATTACAACTGGATGCGTTTAATATCTGCAAACAGAATCTGCCATGCGACGCGCTGCCCTTGGCTCTGCAGCGGCTCGTCCGGCTCCTTGCCGAAGCTTCCGCCGGAGCAGTAATAGGTCTTGCCCATTTTCGGAGCCTCGATGATCATCGAGATCGTCGTCCATGCTGAGGTGTCCGCCTGCCAGCAGTAATTGAACATCCCCTGCATGAATCTATGAAGGGCGCTCGTCTGCTGTGCGTTGATGGACACGCTACCATTGTCGCCAGCAATTTTGCTGACCATGACCGTTCCGTCTGATGCAACATCTTGGGCTGTACGGTCAGTCGTTTTCGACACGGTCATGTCGCCGACACCCTCGCCCTGTATCGAGAACGACCCGTAACCCGGGCAGTTGATCGTCGCGTTAACATCGGTAAACGAATAGGTGCTTACGTTTGCCATTGTCTTCCTCCTCTCTTAACGATTGACATCGACCTGAATGGTGACGTGGTGAATTGCGCCCGCGAGTTTGAGCGACACGTAGATCGGCGGGGCATTACGTGCATCACGCTCTGCCCGCGACCGCTCGTTAATCGGCTCACTCTGAATGAGGTATCCGCTCGGGAGCACCTGCCCATATTCGAGAGACATGAGCTCCTCGCCCTTCCAGACGCCTTCCTTGATGAATCCGATGCGGTTCATATCGTCGCAGACCTCTTTGATTGCGGTCTTGATTCGCCCCATGCCAGCCTCGGTCTGCGGCAGCTTGTTCGCGTTGACGAGCAGGTCCATGATGGAGAGCTGCATGTCGTTTTTGAACTTGTCGAGGTAGATTATCTCATCGAACCACGAGCCGTCACCGACACGCCCCTCCTCGAACACATCATAGTAGTTGCCACGGTTAACATAGACGTTACCGTAGTTCTTCTTGATGTTGTTGAGGTCATTGGTCGTGAATGTCTGCATGTAGTTTTCGGCCTGCACGCCGACCTCGCGCTTGTACGCGAGCGTGAACGCGCTGTTGATCGTGGATGCGCTCATTGCGCCCATTGCCCAGCCGATGACTGCGCAGATCGCGTCCTTGTGTGATGTGGAATACTGCCCGATGATGCGGCGGTACCCCTTGCTCTTGATCGCGCCGAAGATTCCGCCGTCCGCCGCCTTTGCCTTGTTGTCTGCCGTCGTAAAAGCAAACATCGTAGACGGCGTGCACGCCTCGACAAACTCCTGCACTTCGAGGAGCTGCGCATCCGTCATGTCACCGCAGTAAATACCGGCGTACCACTCAGAATCTTCCTGACGACATGCCTGAATCGTCTTGATCGGCGTTTCCTTGTTGGCGATCTTCCCGATCGCGACGAGAGGTGGTTTCTTGCGCTGTCCGAAGATCAGCGCTGCTGACTTGTAAAGGCGATCCTCTGTCGTGAATCCAGCCTGCAGCATGGAATTGAGACTATCGTAAGTCACGATCCGCTTGTCACTAAAGTCTGCGACAGAACCGACATCGCCCATGAGCAGTGCGAGATTAAACTTCTTGCGCGTCGCGGAGACAGCTGCAAGATTGACGATAATATTGACCACAGGGTCAAGCGGCAGAACGTTTTTGAGTGCCATATTGTTCCCTCCTTATGGATTCGTCTGCGCACCGATCTGGACGCGGTCGATATGACCGACATCCTCCGGAGCAAGACGATAAAGTTCGTTGAATCGCAGGGTAATATCCCACCGGTCCCACCACTTCCCTGCGAAAAGTTCGGGCGCTTGCATGCACGTTGGGAGATTCGGGACGATGAACACGTCCTTATGCGCAAGATTCCTGCGCACCAGTTCGTAAAAGAATCCGTTTTTCAGGAGATTCACGAGCTCGTATGACTTACGTCCGTAAGCGGTAGCCTGTAAATCCCAGACACGCGTACGCGTGGTGTCGCGATAGACCGTTTCATCTTCCGTACGATAGAGGCTGTCCCTCTGCTTGGCATAGTCGTCGTCCGCTTCAGCGAGATACAAAAAAAGAATATCGTCGCTGATCTTCCAGTCGGGCGCGCCGCCCTCGGGATAGCGCCAGCGGATGAATTTATTCGGAGTCTTGATGATGTCTGCCGTGATTACGGCGACCTCTCCCCAGAATAACTCCTGCAGCTCTGTGTATGTCATCCGCTGTCCTCCTCTCCCATAAGTGCACCGATCGCCTTGTAGTAACCATTCGCAGCGTAGTCGAAGGTCTGAATCAGCTTGTATCGCTGTCCCTTCCAAACGCACACATCCGAGGTTTTCTCGGTGCTGGACACGTCAAGGCTGACCTCGTCCGTGATGAAGGTTTTCATCCCATTCACGCGGTCGGCAGTATCGAGAAGTTCGAGATCCTTACTGGACGACGGCTGCACGATTCCTTCGACGGTTGTCTCCGTCGTTTTCCTCTGCAGCACTCCACGAACCCATTCGGATTCTCCCTGCTTGATCACCGTGAACATAGTACAGAAATCGGGGTCATGGACGATCTCCGAGACGTCGATTGCCATGTGATCACCCCATATTCCTGATTACGTATGTAATGGACTTGCGCATCTCGCCCGTGTCAATGAGCGGGCTGTCACTGCCCTTCGCCTTGATTGTCCGCGCCGAGTTCGGCGGCCACTTATTCTTCGGGTTCTCGAACCACGCGCGCGCTGCGTTCTGCGCGACCATGCCTG